TGCCATAAATTTTGTTCTCCTATGCCGCTTTAGTTGTATCTACATCTGTATATGAGGTATTTGATCCTAAGTCAACATTTCCATAATGTAGAATTCCCAATTGAGGGTTTAATGTACCAGTTATTTCAAAGCCCGTCAATCCAAGAACTATGTCTGGCGCAGTTACATCAGAAGCATTTAATGTCCCTGTGGCTAGTAAACTATCTGTAATAGTAACTCCAGTATTATTAATTGGAGTAATGGCTCCTACTGAACCAGTAGCTACTAAACTTGTTGTTATAGGGACAATTATAGTAGTAGCATCAATAAGATTTCCTATTCTACCTGTTATCTCTAAACTATCTAATAAAACATTAATATTATCTTTTGGTGCAAGTGTACCTAAACTTGCAGTCATAGAAAATGCTGATAACCCTATTTGAAGGTCAGCACCATCTTGAATAGTTGGTGTACCTAAAGATCCTGTTGCTAGTAAACTATTGGTTAATACTAAATTGTTATCAAAGAAAGGTACTAGTGGTGCTAATGTACCTGTCATTTCAAAACCAGATAAAACTATTTCTTGTTTAGTTTCTGCTGTTAAAGTTCCAAGTGACATTGTCATTGGAAAAGTTGGAAGTGTTTCTTTTCCTGCATCTACACTACCCCAACCGTTTTCACCCCAATCTAAAGTACCCCAACCAGGAAAAACTGTAAATTCTAAATCAGTATCAAGTGTACCTGTTATTTGAAAACCTGTTAAAGTAACTGCTTCATCACCTTGTTGAGCCCATGCTCCTTGACCCCAATTCATTGCACCCCATGTGCTTTGAGTAAGATCTATAATCCCACCCATACCAATACCATGCACCCAGCATGCAAAATAAAAATCAACGGTGTCAGGCGCTGTTTGAGTTATTTCTATCCATCTTGTACTAGCTGCATTAAACGTAGAAGTGTTGTGGTAGTCAGCTTGACTAACTGCACCATCTAAATAATAATCTACATTATTTGTAATAATGCCGGCTCTCATTGTAGAGGTACTTAAACTATCTGAATTTGTAAAAAGTGCAGGATGGTTATCGTTAGTTGCATTAGATTGATCTAATCTAATAGTAGCCCCTGCTACCCACGGTAATTTATAATTAGTTGAACTTGGATCAGTAGTAGGTTGAGCACCATTAATGAAATAAACATTACCAGTACTACCCGCCCTAAACGTAGTTCCTGTTGCGACTGTAACTGTGAAAGTTGTGTCAGCCATAGGGTTTAACTCCCTATGATGTTAATCTGATAATTGCAGATGTTGCGTTATTAGTTGGAAACTCAATCGAAAAAGTTCCGTTAGAAACTGTTTTGTTTCCACCAAAAGATACTACAGCTACTGCTTTATTCGAAACGGATGAATTGTAAATTACACATCCTGCTGTTGTAAAAGTTGCTGAAGTCCAGGCATTACTGTTTGCTACTGATAAATCTGAAAAAGAAGTAAATGATGTTACTGTCGTAGTACCAACACCTGATAAAGTTAAAGTTCTGCCACCTGCTGTGTAAGCAGTGTTTGAAGCTCCACCATCAGTTTGACTTTGACTAACTTCATTTGTTGAAGTTGGAACAGCGTTAGCTGAAGTAGGGGCTGCATAAGCAGTTGTCGTTGTACCTAAATTTGCTGCTGTTAAAAATAAAGCTAATTTAAAAGTGTTTCCACCTGCTGCGAAATCATGTTCGCCGCCAAGTAATTCTGCTTTAAAACTGTTTGGAAGTGCTGATGTTATTGTCATAATTTTTTATCTCCTAATTCCTTTTACTTTGAAGGGGAAGGTGAGTCAATATATAATCTGATAGTTCCATCATCATAATCATCTCTTCTTCTTCTTCCAACTTGCTCAATTGCAAACTGTTGTAACTCTTGTTTATATCTGTTTTCGTAATATGTCAACATATCCATTGGGCCTTTTAAAAATCCAAATGCCTCTACTAAACAGGCATATAAGAGTCCATTTGGGAAATTAACGCTTAAATAATTTGATGTAACGGTAGAAGATAAACCAGGGGGTCTTCTTACAAAATTTACTTGAAAAGTGTATGTTTTATCTGGACAAGGAGCAAACATAATAGTTCCTGAACTACTGTCAGTATTACCTGTCATTGTAGTATCTCCTCCAAACATTGCATAATATTTCGGAATTCCTCTTCCTGTTGTTGCACTATTTCCTTGGTCTGCAAATTTATTAAATTCATTTAAAAAAGTAACATCTCTTTTTTCTAAATATATTTGTGTGTCTGGTGTAGTGTCGTCTTCAGTAATTTGAATTGATCTAACAGCCAAACAACCTCCTGGAGCATTAATATATTGTTGTCCAATAACTAATGAACCTACCATAGAAGCTCTATCTGAATCAGTATTTAAATCTCTCATTACCCTTAAACAAGCATTGCCAATAAATTGATCTGTAACAGTTGCAGTGAATACCGAAGTATCTACTTCACAATAATTTTGAATTGCTGAAGTTAAAGTTGCGTATGTGAATCCGTCATTTACAAATGCCATTATTGTGGTCCTATCGCTTTTAATGTTACTGGTCCTGAAGATGTATTATATCCTCCTCCACTAATTTGTCCAGTAATTGCTGTTCCAGCAGTAGTTACATTATAATTATTTAAAGGATCAGAAAGACATCTTGCAGTAGCTCCAGCAGTGTGAGCTGCAGCGGTACTTGAAAAAGTCCCTCTTACAACTCCTTCTAATTCATTTGTAGAACTAATCCCAGTATAAACCAAAATCTCCGTACCCATTTTAATTCCATTAATAGGTGTACCTGCAGAGAAAAAATTTACACTACCTGGTGTACGAGGACTTTCTA